CTAATGTCGATATTTTAACGGACGTTTGGCAAAACTATGACTATATAAATGGGTACGACCCAATAGGCAAAAATTTAAACAAACAATACAAATATACTCAAAACGGAAAAGAAAACGTAATACAACTTCAAAACGTATCCTCAGATATTAATAATATCCAAGTTGGATTTTATCCAAAGACCATTAATGATTTTAATGTGTTCTATAATGGGTATGATTTGTTTAGTGGATATACAAATGAAGAGTTACAATCCGTTGTTAACAGAGGTTTAAAAATATACAACTTCCCAAGCTCAAACATTACAAATGTAACTGCAGGGACAACAACATTTAATGTTAAGACATGGTCGGTTTTACTTCCTGCAAATATAGAAACTTCAGCAACAACTCGTGACTGTAAACCAGATGAGATATCATATTTGGAAAGTAGTTTTATAGTTCCTTCATTTGGAGGTAGTATAAACGAATCTCAGGATGCTTTGGTTACAAATGGTGTACTCACTAAGGGATATACATTTAATGGTAACCCTGCGGTGTTTAATGGTTCGGCAAGACTATTTTGGATTTCATCTAACTACGGATATTTTGATTCGACCAAGATTGTTAAACCAAGTCCATACTCTTACATGAATAAAGTAGAGATGGATGCAACTAATATGTCTCCGTTTAGATTACTCGGTACAGATGACTATAGTAAGATGGACGAAATATTCTCAGTTTTTGAAAAAAGAATATTGGATTCATTTGAAGAAGAGTTTTTAAATTTTTCTAAACCAATCTCACGTATTGAGGAAGGGGTACCAACAATAACGGCATACGACCACAATAATGGAAGTATTAATGCACCGTTTAGAAACTTTCAATTACTGTTTAAGAATTTGATGAGAGTACCTCCTAATTCAGGAAAAGCGATAGACGAGGTTTATTTTAAAAATTCGATAGACGAACAATTTTATTCAATTTCAAATCAAATAAAATCTTTCATGCAGTATGATATTTTATTTAGATACGGAAACCCCTCCAATTATAACAAAAGAATTTTTGCGTCTTTCTTGTCATATCAAGGGACACAAGTTGTTACAGACCCAATTCCATTTGACCCCTATGTTCAATTCACATTACCGTCAAAGTATGGTGGTATTACTTTGGAAACTTCAAGACAAAAGTATCCAAAAGAATGGTTGGAATTAGAATTACAAGTAGGGTTTTCTACCATACCTGAATTAGAATATAAAAATTCTGGTTCATACATTACTGACTTCTTTGTGGATAATAATATCCAATTTACAGTAGATAATATCACTTTGTTGGCACCATTAATTAAGATGTACGCAACACAAAAATTATCTAACTCGGTAACCCCTACAGGATTTAAATCAAATGTACAATCATATTTAACAAATTGTGACGATTTACAAAGTCTATTTCTTAATGGTGTAATGGAAAAAGTCAGGGCTAAATTACCAAACCAAAGCCAAGTTCCTGAAACCGCAAAACAAAGTGTTGTTGATGGGCAACAAGCCAAGGTTTCAATCTATGAGGCATTCAAAGCATTAAATGATAAATGGATTGCTGGTGGTGATTATGAAACAAAAACATTATTTGAAGACATATTATTTTTAGATAGGGCATCAAGAAATATAGGAGATGTTTTACTTGTTGACATTTTTGAATTAAAAAAAGTTTTGAATACAAACGCACTCAATATGAAAATGAGTGTCTATACATTCTTGGCCGGAATTTTAATAAATAATAAGTTCACAATAATGAACTTACCGGCTTATGTTAACTTTTATAATGTACAAGATGTTGATGGTGTGAACATTTCTAAACCTGAAGGTAGTTTAGATTTTGCAAATAATTTGTGGGGAACATTTTTAAATGTTGATTATAGAGGTTCGTCTCCTAAAATGGTTTGTTTCTTTACAGGAAAACCGTCTAGTTACTTGGCATTACCTGATAATAATTACTATAGGTTTAGAGATGATGCATTTGACTTAAGAAGAGCATCCGAAAATCCGTTGATAGAAAATCAACAAGGAAAGAAAGATTGGGCGTTATCTAATAAATGTGTCGGATTTAATGTGGATATCGGAATTAGAAATCAAAATATATTTTATTCTTTCCAAGTAGGACAAGATAGTGGAAAAGCAACAGCAGAATCAATTCAAACAGAGTTGAATATGATTAATAATGTGGGGGGAACAAACACAGCAACTCAGAATGTAGGATTGTATAATTACTATACACAGAGAAGTTATCCTTGTACTGTTGTTAGTTTAGGCAACGCTTTGATACAACCAACAATGTATTTTAATTTGAGACATGTACCTATGTTTTATGGACCATACATGATTCTGGAAGTAACACACACAATAACGCCAGGAAGCTTCCAAACACAATTTACGGGAATAAGACAAGGCGTTTTTGATTTACCACAAATAGACCAATACCTACAAAGTATTAATCAAAATTTACTAACAAAACTTGAAGAGTTTGTTAGAAATAAAAAGGAAGACACACCAACCGCTTCAATAACAAACCAAGGTAAATCAGCACAAAAACAAACAAATAGTGACAATACCAAACAACCAGAAAATGCGTGTGTAAATGTGGTTGAGGATGTATACAAAAAAGATAAGTTCGAAGTTGTTAATAATGTTGAAACAAGTGTAACTCAACAAGAAATGATAGAATCAATCAATAAAATTCTATTACAGAGAAACGAAAACGAGAATGACCCATTAATGCAATACATTCTATATACCATTTGTTATATCACTACATTCAATAGTAGTAAAAACAAATTTGTTGGATATGGAAACAACTACTCAATGAATATAACATTATTATCGAATTTTTCACCAACATATCAAAAGTACTTTAATAAAAAATATAATTGTGTATCAAATGCAAAAACACCTAAAAAGGTAAATGCGATTCCTAATTTTGAAACTATCGACAAATTTGTTGAGTTTATGTATGACAGACTTATGCCAAATCTGAATAGAATAATAAAGTTTGGATTATGGCAATATTATTATTGTAGTTTTCCTAATAGTAACTCAGGTCCATCTGACGAAAGTTTCCAAAAAACCAAGACCACAGACCAAAACATAAAAGATACTTTTAAAAATTTGAAAAAAGGGTTGGATAGTTTGCAAAGTTTAAAATCAAACACAACTTATAATATTAAAGATTTGGATGTTTTATTATTACTTAATGGAACCACAACAAACAGTCAAACCGCAAAAACACCTGAAAAAGAAAACAACCTTAATACAACAACACCTGCAAGCACAATAACGTGTGTCCCACCAACAATCATTAGTTTTAGTCCTTTGACTGCAACAACATCAGGAAACATGCCGATTATTACTATTTCAGGAACATCATTATTTGGAAAAACAAAAGTTACTTTGAATGGAACACCGACAACAATAAAAACAAATACTAATGATGTTTTAACTTTCGTACCAACGACTAAAGCATCGGGTAAAATTAAAATTGAAACAGTCGGGGGTAATATTGAATCTACCGTAGATTTTAAATTTATTCAAAATACGTCACCAACCACAAATTCTAAATAATATTCATTTTATAGTATTGTGGTATATTTATAAGAAACTAATTTTATGAGTTTAGACAATATCTTAAACAATTATCTTGGTAAAAAAACAAGATATAATGAACAAGACAACGGTGACGGAACTAAAGAAGTATGTGATTTAGATACTGGTGAATGTTATGTTGTTAGAGAAAGAGACGGACTTATTGAAAGAGCCGGACATCAAGTAATGACAAACAGAAGAGTTAAAGTTGAAACTGCTCAAGGAATAAAACAATTATTAAACGGTTAAAAAATGGCAATAGATAAAAAAATATTAAACGAAATCAGTAGGTATCATTTTATTAATAATTACATAAAAGAACAAGCTGAGCCTTCACCTCTTGGAGATGAGGCGGGTGCGCTCACACCACCAGCACCTGGAGCACCAGCACCTGCAGGTGCAGGAGCACCACCAGCACCTGAAACACCTGCACAACCAATTGATGTTGAAAGTGACCCAGATGTTGAAAAAATTGATGGCTCAGGAGAATCACAAGAAAAAGGTTCTGATGAGGGAGGTACCGAAGAACTTGAAATAACTGACTTAGTTAAATCCCAAGAAAACATTGAAACTAAACAAGAAGAGTACTTTAATAATTTATTCGCACAAGTTTCAGGATTAGAAGCTAAGTTAGGTGAAATGGATACAATTTTAAATAAATTAAACTCACTTGAAGCTAAGATAGAAAAGTATAGAGAAAAAACACCACAAGAAAAATTAGACTTAAGAAAGTATGATTCATATCCGTTCAACCAAAAACTTTCAGATTTTTTTGAAGATAAAAAAGAGGAGATGGAAAAGACAGGGAAATTAGATTATGTACTTACAAGTGATGATGTTACAGACGTTAACGACAAACAAATGAAAGACAGTTTCTCACCCTCCGCAACATCAGAAATAGATTACTAAAAAAACATTAAAAAGACTACTTCGGTGGTCTTTTTTATTATATTTATATAAGGTAAAATTACCTCCACCTATTTGACTAAAGTCATATTATCAACTATATTTAAATTATAAATTTTATAAACATGAACACACTAGACGCCGTATTGGCACAGTACGAAAAATCAAAGCAATCGGGCGGGGCCCAAGGCAAGATGTCGCAAGACGAAAGAATGAAAAAGTATTTTGCTCTCATTTTGGGAGACAAAGAAAGTTCAGGACAAAGAAGAATTAGGATTCTCCCAACACCAGATGGTTCCTCACCATTCAAAGAGGCTTGGTATCATGAAATCCAAGTTGGTGGTCAATGGCAAAAATTCTATGACCCAGGCAAGAACGATAACGAGCGTTCACCACTTAATGAAGTTTATGAAGAACTTATGTCTACAGGTAAAGAGTCAGACAAAGAACTTGCAAAACAGTACAAATCTCGTAAGTTTTATATTGTAAAAGTTATTGACCGTGACCGCGAAGAAGACGGTCCAAAGTTTTGGAGATTCAAACACAATTATAAGAATGATGGTATCTTGGATAAAATCATTCCGATTTGGAGAAACAAGGGTGATATCACCGACCCATCAAAAGGACGTGACCTTATCATCGAGTTGACTAAATCTAAAACTCCAAAGGGTAAAGAGTATACTACAGTATCAACTATCATGTATGATGACCCATGTGCGGTACACGAAGATAAAGCACAATCAGATGCTTGGGTTAATGACCCGTTGACTTGGTTGGATGTTTATTCCAAAAAACCTGTTGATTATCTTGAAGCAATTGCAAGAGGTGAAACACCGAAATGGGATAGTGATAAAGGTGGATATGTATACGGTGATAGCACTGAATCTGAAACATCTATGGGTGGCAGTAAATCAACAAAGTCATCTTATGTTGACCCACAAGCTGAAGACGAGCCAGACGAAAATTTACCATTCTAACATAATGGGTGGGGGATAACCCCACCCTTAATTTTATCATATGACATTTAAAGAAGAAATTGAATTGCAACTAAGAGACAATAAAATGTTATCTTACGAGATATTGAGCCAATTAAAAGATAAGGGGTATGCATCTGGTAGACCAAAACAAGTAGGTGATACTGTGTTATTTGGAATGGTTGAACAAGAAGATAAAGGAGAGAAGTTTTTAAAACTAATAACCTTTCACGAAGAAGAGATTGGTGTTCTTTACGAAGAGAACAGTGGAGAGTACTCTAATAAAAAATCTGATAAACTTCCAAGACTTAAAAAAATAGAAAATGGCGATTAAGAAAAAAGAGGGAACTACATCTTCAGGATTTAAAGATAAGTTTTCAACTAAAACAAAATATAAAGAAACAAGTTATTATAACTGTGGTGAGGCATTCTTAAGTGCTTGTGGAATACTTGGTCCTGTGATGGGAGGTATTAATATGTTCTTGGGTCATAGTAACAGTTCTAAAACAACTGCAATGATATTGGCAGCCGCCGATGCTCAAAAGAAAGGACATCTACCTGTCTTTATTATTACCGAAAAGAAATGGAGTTGGGAACATGCGGTTGAGTTGGGTTTGCAGGCAAATAAAAATGAGGACGGTGAATGGGATGGTGATTTCATCTTTAATGATGGGTTTGATTATATAGAACAAGTTACGGATTTTATAAATGAAGTTATTGATGCCCAAGAGAAGGGAGAGATTAAACAATCTATTTTATTTCTTTGGGATTCTGTTGGTTCAATTCCATGTAAAATGACTTTTGATGGTAAAGGAGGAAAGCAACATAATGCGGCAACACTTGCGGACAAAATTGGTATGGGAGTTCACTCAAGAATTTCTAAATCAAAAAAAGAAGATTATGCGTATTATAATACATTAGTTGTTGTTAATCAGCCTTGGGTTGCTCTTCCTGATAATCCATTCGGACAACCAACAATTAAGGCGAAAGGTGGGGAAGCATTATGGTTAGCATCTTCATTAGTGTTTCTTTTTGGTAATCAAGCAAGTGCTGGTATTAATCACATCACAGCAACTAAAGGAGGAAGAACGGTCAGATACGCAATTAGGACCAAAATTTCAATCTTAAAGAATCACGTAAATGGTTTAGGTTATAGTGACGGTAAATTAATTGCTGTCCCACAAGGATATATTGAAGATACTAAGGAGTCTTTGGAAAAATATAAGAAAGAATATTCCCAATATTGGAATGCTATACTTGGTGGTGATGGTGAAATCAAACTTGATGAAAGTGATGATGAGATAACAGAATAGCATTTATTTAGAAACAATTTTTTATCACAAGTATAATTTTATAAAGTGGGTAAAACACTTTTGGTTGACGGAAACAATTTATTTAAAATAGGTTTTCACGGGGCTAAGGACCTGTTTAACGACGGTTCACATGTTGGTGGAGTATATCACTTCATTAATACTTTGAGACGATTTTTGGAGGAGCACAATCACGACAAGGTGGTTGTATTTTGGGACGGGGATTCTAATTCCTCTGCAAGAAAGAAAATATATCCACAGTATAAGGAGAACAGAAGACTTAGTGATATGAATGACGAAAAGTATGATTCATACCTAACTCAAATGTCTCGCGTTAAAGAATACCTTGAAGAAGTATTTGTAAGACAAGTTGAAATGGTTGATAACGAGGCAGATGACCTCATCGCTTATTATTGTAAAATTGCTAAAGATGAGAAAATTATTATATTTTCAGCGGATAAAGATTTAACACAATTGATAAGCGAAACCGTCACTATATTCTCACCAATCAATAAACAATACTATAAGATGGGAGATAAGATTACCATCAACAAAGTTGAAATACCACATCAAAATGTTCTCATTTGTAAAGTATTCACTGGTGACAAGTCAGATAATATTGATGGTATTGAAGGATTAGGTGAAAAAACATTAGTTAAATACTTCCCTGAATTGCAGGAAAAATCCTGCACAATCCAAGAAATATTAGACAATGCACGAAATATCCCGCAAAATAAACCAATTAAAAGTTTGTCTAATATTTTGACTGGTAAAACAAAAAGTGGTATGTTTGGTGAGGAATTTTACAATACAAATAAGTTGATTGTTGATTTAAATAATCCACTTATTACTGAGGAGGGTAAAGAACTTGTAGAACAAATACATACTGATATTATTGACCCAACCGACAGAGGATATAAAAATCTAATGAGAATGATGGTCAAAGACGGGATGTTCAAGTTTCTTCCTAAGAATGACGAAGCTTGGGTGGATTTCCTTAGACCATTCATGAAATTAACAAGAAAAGAAAAAAGAAACATAAACAAAAATTAAATTATGAAAGAGCAAGACATTACTAAACTAGAGTTCCTATTAACACTTAACGACAACATCGTGGTTCAGAGATTCTTTAATGTGAAAGGGTTCAACCCAAGGGCGAAAAATTCAGTTGAACTTTATGAGTTCTTGAAAGATGTGTCTGATACATTGAAGTATGATTTGAAGATGAAGACAACCGTATACATGTTGGACAACAAAGATGCGATTATGCATGACCCCGCAGTTATGGAAACATCTTTCACCGACGGACCTGAGGTTTTTAACATTTTTATCAAACTCGGAGAACAGACAATTTGTCATAGAATTTTTGACGGAAAAATGTTCCCACCAAAAGTTCGTTATACAGTTGACGTGAGACCATATCTTAAAGATTTGTTGAAAGGGTTGACTGACATTTTTTCAGCACAGAAATTATATTTCAAATATCTAGGATACGACTTGAGTAAGTAAGTATTTAATTAATAGAGAGGTCTAAAATTATGATGAAAAATTTTGAGTATT